GGCTACATCATTACCAACTTCAATAATCACTACAAATCCAATTGATTATCAGGGTAGAAGAATTTTATATCCTGGAGATAGAATTTATAGTGGAGATGGTTTTAATGTTTGGACTGTTACAATACAAGATGATATTCCATCATCTGCCGCAACATTAAATAAATTAAATAATTTATGGACTAGATTGCATGGATGGTCTAACGGAATAAATTCTCACAGATATAATACTGGTAATACTAAACCTGTTACTGAAACAGATATAATAGTCGATCAATTAAATTTAAATGATACAGGTAGTCCTCTGAAAAGAGCTATTTTAAAAAATGCTTGGCCACAATCTATAAGTCCAATTGATATGGAAATGCAAGCAAGAGATCAATATAATACATTTGATGTGACTTTTTGTTTTAAATATGTAATATACGAATAATTCAAATAATAAAGGTAACAAAATGTCAATTCAAGATTTCATAAACAATTTCGAAGGTGGAACGAGAAAAAATAGATTTAGAGTCAGAATGACTGATGGACCTAGCTATGTAACCTCAAACATTGACGATTTTCATATTGAGTCTGCTGCATTGCCAACTTCAATAATCACTACAAATCCAATTGATTATCAGGGTAGAAGAATTTTATATCCTGGAGATAGAATTTATAGTGGAGATGGTTTTAATGTTTGGACTATGCGTGTTTTAGACGATTTAGATAATCCATCATCTTCTGCAACTCATAAAAATTTGTGGAAAGGTTTACATGCATGGAGCGATAGCATAAACGATCATGTAACAAATACAGGAAATTCTTTAGAATTCGGAACAATTGTTGTAGAACAGTTAAATTTGAATGCAAAGGAAACAAATCCGTTTGGTGGTGGTTCTCCTGTTGAAGGTGGAGTGTTAAAACAAGCAACACTGATAGATTGCTGGCCTCAGTCTATAGGCACAATTGACTTTGAGATGCAGGCTAGAGATCAGTATAACTATTTTGATGTGACTTTCTGTTTCAAGTATGTTCAGTATTCGTCATAAATAACAGAGAAGGATTTTATATAATGGCTTATAAACTATTTGGTTTCACCATACGCGGAAAAGGAGAGGAAGAACAACTTTCTCTTCAAAATTTCACCACCCCAGAAGAATTTGATGGTTCTTATACAGTAGAAGGAGCTGGAGTATACGGCACTTTTATTGATTTCATGGGTTCGTTGAAAGATGAACAAGCATTAATTGCTCAATATAGAGCAATGTCGTTATTCCCAGAAGTCGATACTGCGATTGATGAAATCACTAATGAATGTATCGTTATGGGAGCCGATAGAAAGGCTGTAAAACTTGACTTATCAAAAATTCAGTTTTCTGATAATATCAAGAGTAAAATTTATAGTGAATTTGATAATATTTTGAAAATGTTGGATTTTCAAGATAAGGGATATGAAATTTTTAGACGTTGGTATGTAGATTCTAAATTATATTACTATATTTCTATAAATTCTGAAAATCCATCAGAGGGAATAAAACAATTAATACCTTTAGATTCTACTAAAGTTAAAAAGGTAAAGAAAGTAAAAACAAAAAATACTCGTCAAGACGGAAGCAGTTTATCATTAATCAAAGACATAGAAGAATTCTATGTCTATACAAACACAGATAAAAATTCAGTAGTAGGAACTCCTACATCTGGTCTTAAGATATCTCCTGACTCAATTGTATTCTGCCATTCTGGAATGGTAGATATGAATTCTAAGAGAGTGGTAGGATAAAATCACAAGGCAATTAGACCGCTAAACATGTTGCGACAAGTGGAAGATGCCATTGTCGTATATCGCATTTCTCGCGCTCCTGAGCGTCGTATATTTTATATCGATGTTGGTAATTTGCCAAAGCAAAAGGCCGAACAGTATGTTCGTGAGCTTATGAACAAATATCGCAATCGTATGATTTACAACCAGACAACTGGCGAAATCAAAGACGATAGAAACCAAATGGCGATGCTTGAAGATTACTGGTTACCTCGCCGCGAAGGTGGTAGAGGAACTGAAATCTCAACCCTAGACGGGGGACAGAATCTAGGAGAACTCACAGACGTTGAGTATTTCAAGAAGAAGCTTTATTACGCTTTGAATATTCCTCCGTCCCGTTTGGTCGGAGAAAACGGCTTCAATCTTGGAAGATCGGCTGAAATCACGCGAGATGAAGTCAAATTCTATAAATTTATTGAAAGATTGCGTAATAAGTTTGCCCAAGCCTTTATGCAGCTCCTAAGAGTACAATTAATTCTTAAGGGAATAATTACAGAAACTGATTGGGATGATATTAGCAATAATATCAATTTTGTTTTCAATAAAGACTCTTACTTTACTGATCTAAAGGACGCAGAAATTCTGTCTGCCAGAATGGAATTGGCCGCTCAAATGGAGCCAATGATTGGCAAATACTACTCATCTCTTTATATAAAGAAAAATATTCTAAAGCAAACAGATGAGGAAATTGATCAATTAAATAGAGAAATGGCAATCGATATTGCCAAACAACAGCAAGAGCAAATGATGCAAATGCAAATGGCTCAAGAGACAGAACAGCCAGAATAATAATTTATAAATAATAAAGGAAAAAAATATGAAAGCTAAAACTATACTCAAAACAATTCTGGAAGAAAATGCAATCGGGGCAAAAAAATTAATTGCTGAGGAATTGACTCTAAAATTAGGTCAAAGATTGGCCGAAGAATACATTGTTGTTGCTAAATCTACATTCAATGAAGCAGATAAGGATTTAGCAAACAACTATCCTCCCTTTGATAAGGTTACTAGAGGAGACATCATTGCTGCTGGTAAAGACGAAGAGCAAGATGGAGAAGTAGAAGACGAAGAAGAAATGGATGAAGAGGAAATGGACGAAGAGGAGTGCGATTGCGAAGATTGCGATAAGGAAGAAGAATGAAATTAATCACAGAAACAGTAGAAGAAGTAGCATATCTAACTGAAAACAAAGACGGTGAAAAGCAATTTTTCATCGAAGGTGTTTTCATGCAGGCTGAACAAAAGAACAAGAATGGCAGAGTTTATCCAAAGCAAATTCTTGTAAAAGAAGCCAATCGCTATGTAACTGAATATGTGAATAAGAATCGTGCTCTTGGCGAACTAAATCACCCAACTGGTCCTTCAGTAAATCTTGATCGTGTTTCTCATAAGGTCACTTGGCTCTACGAAAACAATAATGATTTCTATGGAAAGGCTAAGATTCTTGATACCCCATGTGGTCAGATTGTAAAGAATCTGATGAACGAAGGTGTTAAGCTTGGTGTTTCTACCCGTGGTATGGGTTCTTTGGAAAAGCGCGGTGGAGTAAATGTTGTGAAGGAAGACTTCATGCTTGCTGCCATTGATATCGTCGCAGATCCTTCAGCACCAAATGCTTTCGTCAACGGAATAATGGAAGGTAGAGAATGGGTCTGGGATAACGGTCTTCTCAAAGAACAGCAAATTGCCCAATATCACAACACCTTGAAGAACACTCCTTCAAGAAAACTACAATCAGAGTCAATCAAGCTTTTTGCAGATTTCTTAAGAAAAATTAAATGAGTTTAAACCACAGACAATTTCATTTTCTAGAAGAAAGTAATAGAAATATTAATTTCAGAGAATTAAATTCTGTTATTTTAAATAATTCTCTAAACGAAGGTGTTCTTTCTAGTGTCAATACTGGTTTGGGGAAATTCAAAACTGGAACTAAAGATCTTCTTAAAGCTTTAACTGGCGGAAAAGTTGGTACAGCCGGAAAAGGACTTTTAAATATTATATTAGGTAACGATGAAGCTTATAGAAATTATTTAGCTAATGAAAAAGGACAAGGCCCTTTGGGAAGACTTGGTGGGGAGTATAGAGAAGCAGGAATGAAAGCATTCCTTGCTCCATATAGAATGGCTCCACAAGCATTAGAAGGAAACGTATCAGCAAACTTAAGTAGAACTGGAAGAACCAGTAAATCATCATTAATACAATATGGTCCTGTAAAATTCTAAACATATATAAAACGGAGAAAATAATATGAACGATACATCAGTAGAAATGGATATTTTAGGAAAAACTGGATTTGATGCTGAAGGTAAGGGTTTTATTCTTCAGACAAAGAATCCTCCCGCCGAAGGTCTAGCACAAATGAACATGAGAACTGTTCAAGGCCCAATGGGTCAGGTAATGCAGCCCGGTCAAGATCAACTAGCACAAGGTCAGGAAGAAGATGAGTCCTCAGAAGAAAATCTAAAGGAACATCTAGCTGCCCTTTTTGCTAATACAAATCTTTCAGAAGATTTTGTTGAAAAAGCAAAGACCATCTTTGTTGCAGCAGTCAACGAAAGAGCTAATGCTCTTGCTGCTCGTATCAACGAAGCATACAAGGTTGAATATTCAGCTGCCCTAGAAGGTACTGTAAACGAACTAACCGAAAAGGTAGATGATTATCTAACCTATGTCGTTGAAGAATGGGTTAACGAAAATAAGCTTCAAGTTGAAAGAGGAATTAAGGTCGAATTGGCCGAAAACTTCATCTTTGGTCTTAAGAAGCTTTTCGAATCTAACTTCATCGAAAA